ATCGTTGTAACAGTGTTTTCGTGACAAAATTTGAAAAGGATGTTGGAGCAAGAAAGTCAGGATCTCAGAGTAAGTTGGATTACACTTTCGTTGGTGCTTATCCATTGAGCATCAACTCAACTCCTGTTTCTTATGCACAAAGTGATGTTCTCAAATACACTGTGAATATGACTTATATTAGATATGTTATGTCCCGTAAGGGTAGGGGTGGTCCTGGAAGTGCCACTCGTGTATCGCCATACAGATTCCAAGAATCTGGTTCTACATCTGGTGGGTCTAACAACACGGCACCAACTCCACCAAATGGCAATCCAACACCAAGTGTAGACCCAACTGCAAGAAGACAAGGTGTCGCAAGAGACGCTAACGGATTCCTGATAAGATAACTAAATAACCTCATCTGATCTTACATAATGCCTTTACCAAAGATTGCAACTCCTAATTATGAGTTGACATTACCTTCGACAAAGAAGAAAATTCAATATCGTCCCTTCCTTGTAAAAGAAGAGAAACTGCTTGTTCTTGCACTTGAGAGTGAGGATCCTAAACAAATTTCAACTGCAATCAAGCAAGTCCTGAAAGGTTGTATTGGGACCAGAGGAGTTAAGATTGAAACTCTTCCAACGTTTGACATTGAGTTTTTGTTCCTCAACATTCGTGCAAAGTCTGTTGGTGAAGAAGTCGAAGTAACACTTACTGCTCCAGACGATGGTGTTACTCCCGTCAATGTGACAATTAACATTGAGGACATCGAAGTTCAGGAGTTGGAGGGACACACAAAACAGATCAAACTCGATGACAGTTTGATGATGGAGATGAAGTATCCATCACTTGATCAATTCATCAAGAACAATTTTGATTTTGCTGGAAATGCAACTCTGGATCAATCATTTGAGTTGATCGCATCCTGCATCGATAAGATTTACAGTGAGGATGAGGTTTGGGCAGCAGCAGATTCCACAAAGAAAGAACTCGTTGAGTTTCTTGAGCAAATGAACTCCACTCAGTTCAAACAGATTGAGAAGTTCTTTGAGACGATGCCGAAACTTCAGCACAACGTTGAAATTGTAAATCCCAAAACTAAAGTCAAGAGCACTGTCGTTCTGGAGGGTTTGAACTCTTTTTTCGCTTAGGCATGATCCACATGGATCTTGAGGGTTACTTCAAACTCAATTTTGCCTTGATGCAGTACCATAAATACTCTTTGACTGAGATTGAGAACATGATCCCTTGGGAAAGGGATATCTATGTCGCTTTATTACAGCAACACGTAGAGGAAGAAAACGAAAAGGTACGTCAACAGAATGGATGAAGAAATTCTTTCGATCCTCGGCATTGACAGTGTTGAGGACTTAACTCACGAAGAATATCTCTCACTCCTTAAGGAGGCATCTGTTCGCGCACAGATGAAAGGGTCTGCCATTTCAAAAGACGCTCTGATAAGGATTACGAAAGAGATCAAGAGAGTTAGAAGTGAATCAACGACAGCGACTGCAAAGGGGACAAGTCAGGAAGAAGTAAGAAAGAGAAAAGTAAATCCACAAAAAGTCTTTGCTTCGGCTCCCAAACCAGTTCAGAAGACTGGGGGAACCGCTGGTCAGAAACTGTTGGCCGCAGGAAAAGAAAAGCAGGCCGAGGATGAAAAAGAAACAAGAGCTCTGACTGTTATTATTCCTTCAGCACTAAACACTCTTGCTGCGGGTGTGAACAACGTTGTCAAGGTCATGGTGAAGGATCTCACCATGGAGAAGAAGCAGTCAGAAGCAGAAAGAAAGGCAGCAGAAAATCTTGGACGAGCAGAAAAAGAAGAGGATAGCGAAAAGAAAGTTGAAGAGAAGACGAATAATTTTTTCAAGGATTTTAAACCTCCACAACTTGGCATCTTCGACAGACTGAAGAATTTTGTCACCAATGTTGCTCTTGGTGGATTATTGACGTGGTTAACAAAACCAGAGAATCAAGATAAGGTTAAGAAATTTACTGATTTCATTGAGGATCATGGATATAAGATTCTCGTAGGAATCGCTGGACTGTTGGCACTTGGAATTGGTGCTCAAATTATTGGGTTCATTGGAACTTTGATTAGTCTTGGTGCAGTTCTTATCCCTCTTCTTAAAGTGATTGCTGCTGCAGCACTTGTAGTTGGTGCGATAGAGTTGGGCGCTCGGTTGGGAGAGGGAATAAAGAATTATTTCCAAGGAGGTGAAGCAGGAAAACAGTTTGACGAAAAGGCTAAGAAAGAAGCATTTGATGCTGCTGGAATTCTTGCGGACACCAAGGGATCGTCGGTTGCGAATCCTGATGGAACTCAGATGTACATTAATTTGTATGATCTTCCAGAGGGAGATCCACAGAAACTTCCAGGTCCAAGTCTTATGGGCCGCAAGGCAACTGGGGGGGAAAATCGTAATGCGAGAGTTCCTCTAAATCTCTATAACGAAAAGCATCGAAAATACATTGAGAAGAATTTTGGAAAAGACAGATTGGCTGAAATGGATGCAGCTCATGAAGCTTACAAAAAGAGAATTGAATCTAAGGATAAGGTAAAAGAATCCATGAAGGCAGAGTGGGATGAAATAACAGGAAAACAAGATTGGGACTTTATGGGAGGTTTTGCTGATTTGGCCTCTCATTTTGATGAAGATAAGAGAGCAAAAATTGAAGAATTGAATGAACGTTATGGAAGAGCATTGACTGAGGTTTATGATAAGGGTACAGCAGAATTAGAAAAGAGAGATAAAACAAAGCCAATTACTGCTCAGGAGAAGCAAGATGCTGCTTATCAACTTTACTTAAAAGAAAAAGGTTTGGATGATGATCCAGACAGTTTCACTGAGTTTATCAATCAATATAAACCAGAAGCAGCCAAACCAGAACAACTTAAACCTGAAGCACCAACTAAAGTAGATATATCAGCACCAGAACCACCTACAGAAACACTGAGTCCAACATCATTTACCAGACCCTCTGCTGGAGACGATCCACAAGAAAGTTCTTATGATCGTCAACTTCGATTGATGAAAGAAGCAATGACGAAGGTTGATGTTACTGTTGTTCCTGTTAAAAAAGATAAAGCAGGAGTTGGTGCAGGGGCAAGAGGTGGTCAAAACATCATAGATAAATTCTCTGTTGTGGATCAAACGAATGTTTCGATCGCAGCAGTTGCTGGTGTTTACAACAGTCCAATCCCGAGGGCATAATCCATGGCAATTTCGGGGATTCTCAAAGGATTTTTGGGTGGAGACTCAGATAAAAAGCCACAAACAAGTGGTCCAGAGATGGCACAACGAATGTTGCCGCCTGCTGAGGATAATAAGCAACAGAAAGGACAGATTGTCCCAGTTAAAAGTTCTCAAATTGTCCAGGCACGTCCCGTAAAAGTTGACAGCAAAAAAGCAGATGTTGATGACACGGGAATCAGTCCTCTTGATTCTGCTTTTGCTGGTCTTGCTGGTGCTGTTAACTCTCTGAGAAGTGTTATTGGAGAAAAGTTCAAATTTGAGAAAAAGGACAACAAACAAAAAGCACTCAAGAGAGAAAATCTTCTCAGATTCCTTAAGAACAAAGGTCTTGCAGTTGTTGGTGCAGGAATGGCACTTGCAAAGGCAATCGACGACAAAACGAACATCTTTGAAAAGATGAAGAAGTTTTTTGTCAATGTGATGATTGGTGGACTCGTTACTTATCTTTTGAAGAATTGGGAAAAGGTGGTTGAATGGTGGAATGACACTCGGGAGAAACTTACTCCAATTCTTAAAAATCTAAAAGAATGGATCTTTGACCCTCTTTGGGGACTTATGAAATGGGTTGCGGTTGAAGGCACTAAACTGATAACTAAAGTTTTGTCATATCCACCAATTCAGAACGCTCTTGGTGAAGCTGAAAAGAAACTGGGCGAGTTGCTTGGAATTGAGTCTGACATCACGGGACAAATTCCAGGTTTGAAAAACTCTTTAAGCAGTCTGGAAGAAAAGTATGGAAGTCAGGGACCTGCCCCACCAGGTGCTCAACCAGTTGATGGTACAAGAGCTTCTGGTGCGGTTACAAGTGCAACAGCACAGGGACAAGTTAAGAAAGCAGGATTTGCTCAAAGTGATTTTGAATTGTTTAGAGATGTAATCGCTCAGAAGGAATCACGCGGCAGATATAACATTCAGGGTGGTTCTGGTAAGATGTATGCTGGTCGATATCAAATGGGTGCAGCAGCAAGACAGGATGCTGCAAGACTTTTGGGGGAGACTTATCAGGGAGATGACGAAGCAGCAAGAAAGAAATTTAGAGAAGATCCAGAAATGCAGGAAAGATACTTTGCTGCGTACACAAGAGCAAATCATGGGTATTTGACAGGAACTCCTGAGTATGATAGACTAACCCCTCAAGGAAAACTCCAAGTTCTTGCTTATGCTCACAACGCTGGAGCAGGAAATGCAATCAAGTGGTTGAAAGGTGGACGCTCGGAGAGTTTCCGTGACGGATTTGAAACAAAGTCATCAACTTTTGCAGATGCAGTTAAGGCAGCGCAGAGTGGTGGAGCAAGACCCTCGTTCCCCCCTCCTGCCGCTGCTCCAAGTCCAAGTGGTGCAGCTTTTGTTAATCCCACACCAAAAACAAATCTGAAGACACAAAAGGGTGGATATGCCGCAGACACTGGACTTGACATTCATGGAAAAATTGGTGATCCTATCGTCTCTCCTGTTAGTGGTACTTTGGAATATGCAGAAGAGGGTCATACTGCACAGTCAAATCAAGACTCGGATCCCACGAGACCAGGATTTCAACCACAACATAGTTTTAGGATTAAATTAGACAAACCAATTTCATTTGGAGGAAAAACTGTAAGATTTGTTTATGGAACTCACTTGGCAACACTTGATCCTGCTGTTGCTAACAAAAGTGGAATAAAGATAAGACAAGGACAACTTCTTGGTACCATGGGACAAGCAAATAATGTCCCGCACTTACACTTAGGATTGGTTGGCGACAGAGCACAAACAGAATTTCTCAATTTCAAAGAAGTTGATAAAGTTCTTGGGGGAAGATATTCTGATAAACCCACAGCAACATCAGTTTACAATGGTTCTGTGACAGCACCACCCGCTGCTCAAGAAAGTGGTTATGAGAGACAATTGAGACTAATGCAAGAGAGAATGAAAGTAACGGTTCCCATTCCTCAGGATGAAAATCCACCAGTCGTGGTTCAGAGTGGAGGTGCTGGACCAAATGGATCTGGTGGACCCACCGAACGTCAGATGGTAAATAGTTCAGCAATTGCCAGATTCCACGCAGCAATGTGGGGTAACTAATGACGAACGAGAATCCAGCTACAGGTGCAGGTAATATTAAAAGGTTTGAGATCACTCCCAACAAAGGCGGTGAAGCAAAAGACCTTTCTGCTGCGGTCGTTGAATATCATTATTATGAAAGTGTAATGTCAAATTACATTTCATCGATTGCGACTGTCATTGAAACAGGAAACGAAGACAAAGGACCCGCAAAAGCAGTTCTTGATAGTCTTCCAATTCGTGGTGGAGAGAAAGGAGACATTATTGTTGAGGATGCAGTTGGAAATAAACTGGTCGTTGCTAATGGTTTGTATGTAAATCGCATCCGAGGAGCACAACCAGGATCAACAAAACAACATTACTTTCTTGATTTCTCATCCAGAGAATATTTTGATAATGAGCAGTCAAGAGTTATCAAGAGATATGAGGGAAAGATTTCTGATAATGTCGAAACAATTTTAAAAGATGTTCTAAAAACAAAGGGGAAAATTGAAGTTGATGAAACCTCTTTGGAATATAATTTTTATGGGAATTATAAGAAACCCTTTTACATTTGCACCTGGTTAGCAACTAAATCTGTTCCAACAGAGGGTGTGAAAAAGACTGGTGGATTTTTATTTTTCCAAACTCGTGATGGGTTGTTCTTCAAATCAATTGATAAACTGTTTGAAAAAGAATCAAAGAAGAAATACATTTATAATGATACACAAGGACTTCCACCAGGATATGATGAAAAGATTCTTTCTTATGAAATTAACAGTGACATTGAAATGGACAGAAGTTTGATGATGGGTGCTTATAATTCACAAACGATTCTGTTTGATTATTTTAAACATGAGTTCACGGTAATTAACCTTGACATCAATAAGCAAAAGGGTGGAGCAAAAAATGCTGGACCAGATTATGTCAATGTTAATCCGGAGTTCATTGAGAAACCATCAAGACTTATGTTCCACCTGATGGATTATGGAGTTAATCCTCGCGGCAGTGGGGATGCACAACTTTCAAACTGGAGAGAAGGGACAAACGCAAAACCAAACTTTGATGCTCAAAAAACACTTCTGCAGACCATTATGCGTTATCAGCAGATGTTCACGGTTCAGACCTCAATTACAATTCCTGGAGATTTTTCAATCAAAGCAGGTGACATCATTGAATGTGATTTCCCAAACCTTGAAGGAAAGCAAAATAAAGAAAATAATAAGCAAACTGGTGGTAAATACATGGTAGCCCATGTTTGTCATCGCGTGACTCCGAGAGATTCACTTACACGTCTTGGTTTGGTAAGAGACTCCTTTGGTAAGAAAGGAGGTGGATTCTAATGGCTGAACAGCAAGACTTAAACCTTCATTACTTTGGTAAGGGACCAAAGGTTGAGTGGATTGGACAAATTGCCTCTGAGAAATCTTGGCGCGACAACTCACAAGGAAAACCATCTCAGCAAAACAACGCAGATCAAAAGGGTTTTGCTGAAAGGTATCGCGTTGCGATTCAGGGAAGAATTCCTGATGACATGAGTCTGATCACAGACGAGGATCTTCCTTGGGCATATGTTGAGTATCCAGTTACTGCTGGCGGAGGAGGAAGAGGTTCTGGTCAATCTTCAAACCTTGCACAGGGAACAACTGTTAGAGGTTACTTTGCTGATGGGAGTGAGGAACAACTTCCAATTATTACCAGTGTTGTTGGTTTCAATGATTGGAACGCGATTCTTAAGTATCCCCCAACTGACAAGAGATACACGTCTTACAGTGGATTTTTAGAGGATGAGAAGATCTCTCCTTATCTTGTAAAGGCATTTCCTGGTGGTCTTACGGCATTTCCTGTTGATTGGAATGGTGCTGCGATCAACATGAATTGGTCGGAGAGTCTTCAAGCTTCCAACACGTTCATTGATATGGCAAGTTGGGATGCTGCTGAAGAAGGTAAGAAGAAAGAACCACTTGCCGAGACTGAAGAATGTAAACCCATGCCAATGGGTAAGATTCAGAAAGAGATTCAGAATGCCATCAATGACATTCAAAAACTGCAGAAGTCATTGTATGACTTCCGTTATGCAATTTCCGCAGAGACTG